CTAGCCCACTGCTCAGCTCGGCGCGCCCGATAGGCCCCTTGACTCCGGCCTAAGCTCCGCTTGGCCTCCGGCACCCGCCCACGCCGTCAGAGCGAGAGCTCCGCTCTCTTCCGACCGCTGGCAGAATAAACTCTGCCATTCGTCACCCCCTCTACTTTTATATTAAAGTTCGCGCGCTTTAATTTGATTGGTTGGTGTCATAATGGGAGGGGTTAGGGGAGGGCTCTGCCCTCCCCTGGGAGGGGTTCGGGGAGGGGCTTGCCCCTCCCCGGGGGAGGGGTTAGGGGAGGGGACTTTGTCCCCTCCCCTTAACAGTTAAAAAAGGCGCGAGACTCCATTTTGTTTTTTTAAATTTTTAAATTTTATTGCATCACTCTAATGGCGGGAACAGCCGCCATCTTGGGCCCAGCAAGCCTCAAAGCCTTACAGTCATCTGTGAAACACTCTCTTATTTCTTTTGAGGAGAGAGTTTGGGTATAGCTAGCACACTTTAAAATCATATTTTCTTCAGGAACATGCACATCAAACATAACATTACACCCAGGCCAGTCACATTTTACCCTAGAAGTCCCAGTCTGAGGCTGAGCTCTCTGACCAGTTTGTGGAGCTGGAGTTTTCTTCTTTTTGTGCGGCGACGCTCCGGCGTCGTTTCCTCGTCTGATGAGCTCTCTGCTTCTTCTGAGGATGCTTCTTCTTCTGAGAGCTCTTGCCCTGTTTCTTCTCCAGTTGATCTGTGTGTTGCTGTAAGAGAAGGTCTGTCAGCTCCTCCAGTAATTCTTTGGAGAGCCCTTTTGGTGAGGAGGCCTCTCCTGATGTCCCATGGGTGGATGACTGATTGGCCCACCTGACTCGGGTCATGGATTTGTACCTGCTGTAGCTTTGCACTGGTTCTGGTGGTGTGTTGCAGGCCGTCTGGATGTGGTTCTGGAATTGGATCAATGGTTGTGTCTGTTGCATCTGGTGTGTATCCTCCCCATTGCCATCTGGAGCTGTACTTTATAAACAAATTATGATCATAATTGTCAGTTTTAGGAACAAACCATCCTGATTTTTGAATTATTTGTGCTTGTGTTCTAGTCAGTATGCACCATTCTTTAGGCTTGTTAAATTGAGGTTTCTGTGCTTCTATTGTAGCATTTGGTATCTTTTGGGTAGGTGGATACCATTTAATCCATACACTATTTCCTGTTGATATTTCATGTTCACTTTCAGCTATATGGCTAAAGTCAGTTCCCCATAGTACCATCCAGTATGGATAGTCTGGTCCATAATATTCCCATTTCATGTCATTGTGGTATTCGTCTGGGTTAGCAAATTCAGAGGTTTCACTTGCAGGTGGTTGTGCATTTCTGTTTATGGCTACTAAATTACCTTTGGTATCTGTGTCCCATAAAACAGAGTACATGACTTTAAATAGTTCTCCAGTTTTTGCTCCTGTTATGCCTACTCCAGAGTGTCCTACAGTCATTTTTATGCTAGCATCTTGTGGAGTTAGCCAAACATTGTCTGGATCAAATAAGGTGAATCTTATGGTGAATAAATTTAGTTTAGCAATGTCTGCTTGAAAATACCATTCATTTGTTAGTTGAGCTGGTGGTCTAATCATTATTCTTTTTGCTTTTGCTCTACCTTTGTGTCTGAGAGACCAAATAATTTTATGATCTGGATGAAGTAGTTGTAGGTATGGATGTTGTAACCAAATTGGATATGTTTTTATGTCTTTTGAGTATAGGTCTCTGTCCCAGCTTACTATATATGAGAAAGAGTCATTTGGATAGCAATATAATACAGTTCCAAAGTATCTTGCTAAGTCTGTACCATCATTAGTTGCACTCCATGTGTTTAAGTGGCTTTTATGATATCTATAAAAGTCATGTAAAGTCATTTGCCAAGTTTGTATTCCTCCACCAGCAAAGTTGGAGAGGTTTCTCATGGAAAACTGTAGTGCTACATTAGATGGCAGTCCGGCAAGAGCAGGCCAGAAGCCACTAATTATGCACTTCATTCTTCTAGCAGGAGCCCACTGGGTGACTCTCTGCAGTTTAGGCCCCCTTTTTCTTTTTCTCCTTACTTGGTATCTCCTGCGGTATCTCCTTCGAAAGCCTCTATAAGCAGGTCCAAGGCGCCTTCTCCAGAGCCATCTTCGTCTCCTGTTGTAAGCAAGCCTTCGGGAGAAGCGCCATCCTTGGTAGATTGGCATTTTTCTTTGAAGAATTCAGCAAGAGTCCCGGAGAGAGCAGCTCCGAGGTGGCCGGCAGGATCGGCACAGGTGCAGAAGGAGTTATGAGCAGCAAGAGTCCCGCTTGCCCACAGCTTACTTGACCAGTAGTGAGCGAGACCCTTCGGTGGCACAGGGAAGTCTCCCAT